CGCGTCACACTCGTGTCTGATGTCACTCGCACCCTCAAGGGTGGGAATGATCAGGCCCACACGCACAACAACAAACTCTGGTATGGAGTCAACAAAAATCTCGTCTACTATGACGATGAATCAGGCGTCGACATCGAATCGTCACATTTTTCCACTTCGGCGAAGCCCGGGTGTGGTAATATGTATATTTGGGATATTCTGGCCACCCCAGGTCTTGCACCCGGACCGGATAACCAACCTACGGCGCGTGCCGCCGTCACACTCCACGGAACACTTTATTGGCATGAGAAGTAAAAAGGTCGGGCGTCCCACGGGGGGGACCCCGCCGCGAAGCGGTTCTTGCGGGGTACCCGTGGGGCAAGATAAGCATAGAATGTGCGCTTGAACAGGCAGAAGATGTGAACGCGTTAGGGAGCTTTAGCGACCGGAAGCACTGTTAGAATAGAGGAGTATTTAGGAATACGAAAGTACAGTTGGCGTCCAACCAGTCCATGTCTGCCCCCTTATCGCAACGAGGATCGCTGTTGCTTAGGTATATGGCAGGCTTCCCCCAGCGAATGATCTTCTTCGCTCGGTACTTGTCAGTCATCGTAAACTGTGACTGCTGCCCCAACCAAAACTTGTAAGAGTGGAAGAACTCCAACCCACCCAGCATATCGTCAAAGATAGCATACTTGACGTCATCCACCAAAATATCAGCAGAGTACATTCCTCCAAAATAAGCATGTTCGCGACTCAGCGAGCGTGCCCATAGTGTCTTCCCCATTCGGGAAGGCCCAATCACAACCAATGATTTTCCCCTCACTCCATCTTGGTGTCCTTCAAGATGGTCTCGTACCCATTCATCAAGCTCAGGTGCCCTGCTCGTGTCAAACACCATGCCTGGTGGAGATTCGTATTCTTCGGGCGCAGGTGCGAAGCGCCAGTCGGCATAAGCTCGGAATGAAGTGAATGAGCAAATGAGATTTCGAGGGCAAAGTTGTTGAGCAAGGCTGAAAAACTCATCTCGATCTTCAACATCAGAGAGTTGAGCCCAGATATCGCCAGCTGAAGGAAGTCCCCCTCCACTTGGTCGCTCAAGCCCCCCCGCCACAATGTCGCCATCTTTCGTCGCATAATCCCACATCGCCTCTGGTGTTCGTCGACAAGGCTGGACATTCGGATGGTGTCCCTCAACATCGAAGAGACGAGCTCCTGATCTTCGAAAGTAGGTGTTGTGATCGATGAAAGCGTGGAGATGAGTACCTCCATCAGCGTGATCTTCTCGTCCGATGATACACTCGAAGCCAAGCCCTGCGAGATGGTCGACAACTCCGAAAGGATCGAGGTCCCCGCACTGAGCATAGGTGAGCAAGGCATATCGGAACTGAAAGCGCATGACGTAAGCGCAAAGAGGTGGTGGTCATGGGGGACTTTTAATGTTATAGTCCCCCAGTGACCAGTGACCAGCTGGTCGCCTATATATAGAGGGCACCCTCCCCGTGCTCAATTGTGCGCAGCACACTTCATCATGGACCCTCAGACCCCCTCATCCCAAGACACCCAGTTGCACTGCCCCAAATGCCGTACTCCAGTCGCCGCAGGCGAGGACCACTTCGTCGCCGATCTTACCGAAAAGGTCGACAAACTATTGGACGCCGTCGTGGCTATCGGCCTCGCGCTAGAGGTGGACGGTTTCGAAGAGGAGGAATGACGCGTAAGCGCATCCTCAACATTACGAGTACGAAGAAGCAAGACAACCGCTTGCAGACCGACTTTTCAGCTGGCCAGCTGAGACCCACCAATCAGTATGTTGTTGGGAATGGAACTCCATTCTCCGCTATCTACTGTCCTACCGCTATGACTCCGTTGAGTCCCACCACTGTCCCACCCCCCAATTATCCCGAGAATTCTTCTTATCGGGAGAGGAGCACCATTTTCCTCCGTGGCTACAAGGAGACGATACGCATCACACCCGAAGACGGAGCCTGCTGGCTGTGGCGCAGGATTGTGTTCTTTTCCAAGGAGGTTCTCGCCTTGCCGGCCGATGGAATGTATCATGAGGCAGCACCTATTGGTTACACTCGCCCATTCGTCGCTGCCACAACCGCAACTTCGAACACCCTGCAGAGTGTCGTGTTCAAAGGACAACTTGGCCGCGATTGGTTTAGCCTCGGCGTCGCCAAGGTGGATACGACGCGCGTCACACTCGTGTCTGATGTCACTCGCACCCTCAAGGGTGGGAATGATCAGGCCCACACGCACAACAACAAACTCTGGTATGGAGTCAACAAAAATCTCGTCTACTATGACGATGAAT